ACTGCTTCATCATACGCGGGTTGTGTTCCAACACTTGGGAAACTAATCTTAACACGACCTGTATAACATGCTGGTTCAACTGCGTTAATGTTTAAGTCCGAATCACCTATAATTAAACCCCATGTGTCATCGTCAATTGTCATGGTGAATGTGCCTGCTGCGTCAACAACATTTGAGATAGGCAGTGTGATTGGAGTTGGTGTGACACGATTCATTCTCATTGAACCTGTGTCTGTAGTTAATTCATATATACCGCCACCTTCGGTTGCTGAGATTGTAAATGTTGTTTCAGTAATTACAGTTAATACATAGTAAGTTGTATTTATTACTACTCCACCAAAAACTTGTCCTACAAATTGTACTGGTTGTCCAGAAAACATTTCAGCCGTTGTGTCGCAAGTAAACACACTTGAACTATTTTCGCTGCTAGTAATAGTTGCGATGAGAGGAATTAATGGATAATCATTGATTTGAAAATCATATCCAGTTCTGCTGTCATTAAAGTTTGTAATTGCTCTACGAATGATTTGAGCATTGATAGTAGCGCCAGTTAAATCTACTGGTGTAGTACTTGTTTGCCAACCGTTAATGCTGTTGCCTGTTGACCATGCGAAGTTCCAGAAATCTTTTTGATTGTATATAAGGTTTTGTGCTAGAACTTGAGCATCAAAACCCGCGACTTGATTAAGAGTCGCCTGCGTGAATTTGGCCATATTGTTTTTCCTTTGCTAACTCGCATGTTGACCTTTCAATGCTGCCTCGCACTAATCGGTGTATATAATCTATTTATGCTAGGTTGATAAAAGTATTACTTGTTAATGAATTAGAATTAGATGTTATATTTGCGCTAGCAAAAGTAGAATTTTGCGGCGTAATTAAATTATAACTTACATTAGACAATATAATATTACCATTACTATTTGTTACATTACTATTAGATATGGTCAATGATAAATTAGCATTTAATTGTGTTATTCCGTCTCCGGGTATAGAACCATCAATTGGCAAAGTTAATACAGTGGCTACATAACCCCGCGCTCTGTTAATATAACCAGATAACATTATTTGGTTATTATTAGTTTGTATGGTATTGGCAGATAATTCAGAATTTGCCCACGAACCGGTACCGGAATAAGTTAATTTTCTTTGCCAATTAATATTTCCTGTATTGGTATCAAGATTTATTAAAATACTAACCTGCGGATATGCTGTACCAACAACTCCAGAACAAATTAATTGTTGAGTATTAGATTTATTTATTGAAATTGCCAATAAACTTGCGATATTATTACCACTAAATGAATTACCAAAATCTTTTGCCCATATTAAATTTCCAGTAGAATCAACTTTAGTAATAATGGAATTATATGAATTTTTTAAAGTTGCTATATATGTATTAGTTCCATCAGAGGTTGATGAATACAAATAACAATTAGAAAATTGTTTTTGCCAATTAATTGTAGTCAAATCTGAAGTAACACTAGCAATAATTGGGCCCGGATTATTAACAGTAAAAATAATATTACTACCGGCATTAATAAAATTTAAATTACTATCAATACTACCACTAGCACTAACATTAATAGTATTACCATATGTTACAGTAGTAATAACATTGCCAGTAGTACCATCAAATTTGGTTAAACATATTTTAGAATTTTGACTTGGACTATTACCTATTTGTTGATTTAATTCTCCAATTGTAAAATAATTATTTGAAGAATCTATTTTTATATCACTTGGCACTCTAAATGGGCCGACGCCGCCTCCGCTTCCAGTAGCCAATGGTCTAGGAGAATAAACTTTAGTAAAATTAATATTATTAGCACTTGGATTTATATCAAAATTATATTGTGCGGTAAGACTAGAATAAGCATTTCCATATTTCCATGGTTGAGACATTGAGACAATTAAATTTGAATCATTATTAATTAATGCGACTACACCTTGTTGCGTACTAAAAGTAGTACTTAATGAAGTAATATTACCTGCAATATTAGCACTTGTTTCGCGGTTAATCCAATTTAAATTGGGTTTTGTAAATGTATTTGCGGTATTTTTTATTCTTAAAATTATTGGATTATAAATTAAACCGCCGATAGTTTGAGTTGCTCCAGTACTATATATATATTGATTAGTGCTATCAAAAACACTATTAAAAATTACAGAGATATTGGTAGTATTATTAGCCCCAACACTTTCAAGTAATAATTGCCAATATCTCCAATCATTACCCGTAGATAATTTAATACAAGTTAATGCTCCCAATGAACTAATTATTGGCATTATTGAAATCCTGCTCTGGATGCTAAAACAGTAAAAACATTAGTATTTGTTTTTATAATATTAAAAGTATAAGTATCCACTCCAGATGCTGTCCCGCTAGTAGGTGCTCCAGTTATTGGCCATTTAGGTGTAATAGTATTACCGTCAATTGATATTACATTAGCATAATATCCTGAAGTTCCATTTGTATTAATTAAAGTACAAGTTACGCTTTGTCCATTAGACATTATTGAATTTAATGTTGTAACAGAATCACCCCGGATATTTAATGTAAAATTATTACTAGCATTTGCTGTTTTATATAATATTGCTTGTGTTAAAATATCAAAATTAACAGTACCGGTTGCTCCAGTAGCATCTAATGTAACTTTTTCTTTTGCTTGTTGTATTGATGTTGTTCCAGTAGTTGTAATATTACCTGAAACAGTTAATGATGTTAATGTTCCTAAACTAGTTATATTAGGTTGAGCATTTGTAATTACGGTACCACTAGTATTAGCATATAAAATATTGCCAACAAATTGAGGGGCCGTAACATTTCCTGGAACATTTAAATTACCACTTGATGGTATAAATGTAAATCCTAAATTTCCACCAAACAGTCCACTATTATTATATTGAACTTGCGTATTGGCGCCACCAGGTGCGCCGTTGCCGCCGCCTCCAGACATTGCTGTCCAATTTAAATTGCCTGTACCATCAGTTTGTAATACATAACCATTTGTACCACCTGATATATGTACATTATTGATATTAGCATTTAACGCATTAGAGGTAACTAGGCCAGCGGTATAAAATTGTAAACTTACTCCATTAGGCGTAAAACTTAATTGATTTGTGTTAACACTAACATTTAAATCAATTGGCGAAACAATTATGTTTGCGTTTATATCAGACATTATTGATACCTTACGATAAAGCCAATTGGCTCACGATTAAAATCAGTTTTACTACTTTGAGCATCAGTTCTTGATACACCTAATGTAACAATAACCAATACGCTATTTGCTGTTGTATTTGTTAATGTTAATATAGGAGTAGCATTTGGAGTTCCTGTGCCACCAGTTAAATCTGCTGGTATATACATGTATCCTACGCCAGTGCTTGCTGATGTAAATGCTGATGTGAGATTAGCACTATATGTTCCAGCGCCAGTGCTTGGTTGCGGGGCATTTAATGTTAAATTACCTAATGTAACTGTGTTTTCATCTGGATAACTAACTGTATCAACTGTATAAAATTTTGCTGATGTGCTTAATGTCCATCCAGTACAATTAAGCGTATTGCCACCGTTATCTAAAAAACTAAATGGTATTGTGTAACTCTCACCTGTGTATATCTCAAGACACTGGATAGGTGTTCCAGCAATTGTCATCGTTCTTGAACCGTTTAATAGTAAACTCATATGTTTGTTTCCTTATATCTATTTATATCTTTTTATAATTAAGCGAATGGATAATATGGATAACCATTTGGATAATTACTTGCTGTATCAATGCTTGGTTGTGTTATGACCATGCTTGTCATTGTAAAGTAAATTCTTGTTCCACTTACGATGTTTTTAATCCATAAACTCATATCATGTATTGGATTAGCACTAGGATAACCACCTCTATATGAAAAATTATATGATATTTGTTTTGGCATTTTTGTTTTCAAATCTATAGAACCAACTTTGTCTTGCGTTATATAATAATTGTTACCATCTACAGAATATCCACCAGCATATACCATTGTGGTATCACCATCACAAATAACTTGAAAATTACAATGACATGTTAAGTATATGCCTGATGTAATACTAGTATAATATGATGATCTAGCAACTGATTTTAATAATGCCCATCCACCAAGATTAGGTGGACTGCCAGAATAATTAGGATTTAATGGACCTTGTATTGCTGCTAATGGTGGGGTAGAACCTGCTATGCCTGTTGGTCCGGGTGTATTTGTAAAAAACGCACTTGTGCTATTTGCTAAAAATAGATTAGCAGTATCACTATAACCAGTAGCAAATGGCATTATATAGTTTGCTGCTACCGTAGTGCCATTTAAATATCCAACTCCTAATCCACTACCTAATCCATCATCAATAGGTTTTAACGGATATGTAGCATTGTGCGCTCCATTTACTAATGAATTTTCACCATCACTACCCGTAATTGGTCCTACTACAATCATTGAAGTTGTGCCTGCAGGTGCTCCACCGCCACCACTACTACCATTTGCTGCTGAAGTAATTCTACCTGAAGTATCAACCGTAATATTTGCTGATGTATAACTACCTGCTGTTACGCCTGTTGTAGTTAAATTAGTGCTACTTATTGTATTGCTAGCAACTTTGCTACCAGTAATTGTGCTATTAGCAATGTTGTTTGATGTTATGCCACCTGCGTTTGCTGCTGGATCCCATGATGTAACATTAGGTCCTCCCCAAACATATGGCGCACTAGACAATGATTTGTAACCACTATTAAATGTTCTTGCTGTTGTTGACCAATAATATGTTGATGGTGGCAAATTGACACTATGTATTACTACAGTTTCGCCATTACCAAACGCACTTCCATCACTTGTTTGAACAGTAGCATACAATGAATGTGTATCAACTACATTACTTGTGCCATAGTTAAAATCCATATATTGAGTAGAACCAACTGCTGGTGTTGTGCTTGATACAGTAAAACTTGCTACGGTTCCATTGCCCAATGGTTCAGTTGATATAATAGGAGTGCCAGGAGTATCTAACCATTTTGGATTAGTTAAGCCTGTGTTTGCTTCTGGTATAAAATCTTCTATTGGATTATCAGCATAAACTGTATCGTTATATTCAAACGCTGTAATACGAGCACCTAAAAAGCCTGCTTCGTCTTTGACTTCTTGAACTTGGTTAACACGGAATAGTTTATTATCCCAACCATATTCTGCTAATGTAACTCTTACAACATCACCTGCTTCAATTTGTATACCACTATAATCTAAACTACAAGTAATAACTAAATCTTCACGACTTTGTAGCATCTTACGCTCGCCAAGATATGCGGCTTGAATGTAATTGTTTACTTGCGGATAAGCAACAATCAATTGATTAGTTGGTTCATTTGGACTCATAACTTCAGGCACATAATCTGCTAAATTAATAACCTTAAAGTCAGTTTGGTCCCATATGTTTACATTAGGATATTGAACTTCTAAACTATTATAGGTGCTGTTTAAGTCAATTGGATTAATGTCAATGCCACCAATCAATATAGAACTATCAATTAAAAACAAATCACTAAATGTTTGTCCTGCTTGTTCGTAACTTTGATTAATAACAACTTTCCATTGTCCTGACAATTCACTATATTGTATCCAACTATCGCAAGCATCAGCAATTTGTTGTAAGTTGGTTAAACAATCTTGACCTGTATTGACTGGTCCATTGATACGATATCTTGCTTGACTTGCTGTTCCGCCACCAACAGGAGTATATGTAATTAATTGATCACTATATGTATTCAATGAAGTTAAACTTGCTGTATTGATACTTGCTAATGGTATAGCACAACCATATACATTGTTGTATAGGTAATCTTTCATTACATCGCCAGGTTTTGTTCTAGCATTAGTCATTTGAACATTCAATTGACCAAAGTTAGTTGTGCCAGCATCTTGGTTATACACTAATTTGATAATAACAAACGCGGTATGCGTCATTGTGTCTGTGCTTGTCCAACGACTATACGCTGGAATACTAGCATCACTTAATATTTGTATTGCTGTTTGGCTTGTGTTAACACCACTGCTACTACCATTCTTAAACAAATAAATGTTCATGTAGCCATTAATCTTTGTATCAACTTGAGCAGGACTTGCGTTGTTTGTTAAACTTACTACTTTACTATGGTCAGTGCCATCAAATGTTACTAAATTACCACTGTAATAGATGTTACCAAAAGTAAAGTTGTCTGGTGTTTGTCCAGCCATTGTGTTTGTCACTTCACTTAACGCACCAACATACCACATGGTTGTTTGGTCCGTTGATATAATAGCATCAATTAGTTTAGGACCAACATATGCGGTACCATAAACGATGGGCAATTGATTGTTTGTTGCTGGTGCTAATTGAATACGACCACCAGATACTGATGGTTGACTGCTTGATGGATCAGTTGTAGAACTATTTGATAGTAATCTACTGATACCAATTGTTAATAATGTTCTTGCTGCGAAGGCACCAACAGCACCAATTGCGGTTGCTGCGGCTGCACCAATGCCAACTGCTCCGGCTATTGCTGCGATACCTGCTGCTATGGCTGTAAAAATTGGCATCTTATGTACTCCAAGTATGTTCTATGGGCTTGAAGCCAAATCGTGAATAATTCAATGTCTGACCCTCCATTTGGCTAATCGTGTAATTTGCTATCATTTCTTTTGCTTTCATTTGTTCACATTCATTTACATATTCTTTAAGTAATCTGTAACCTGCTGTGCCACCTCTATGTTCAAACTCTACCCAATAAGCAATCTCATTCATTATGTATTTGCTATTGTCCCACAAGAATGGCACTTTGTATGCTATCAACATACCAACTAATTCATTATTCTTTTCAGCAACTAATGCTATGCCAGCACCTGCTAATATATGCGTAAGTACACGCAATGCTGTTTGTTCATCACTAATGTTTAGTCCCTCTATATCACCAGAATCGTGGTAATGCCATAACATATTGATTATGCTTCTAGCATCGTATTTGGTAGCATGTCTTATCTTCATCTAGGACCTCTGGATGTAACTTGACTTGTAGTTGATGCTGATGATGTATCTGATTGTGTTGCTGTGCTTGCTGTAGTAGCGCCTTCTGTTGGCTTGACACCAAAGTCAAAATGCTTGTCTGCTAAACTATACACATTGTCCATTGATGTGTCTGTTGGATTAAACACTTTCCAACTTGTGCCATTTGTTTTGCGACCAGCAACACGATTCTGTAATACAGTTTTATAACTACTTGCGTTTAATGTAATGGTAAAGTTGTCTACTAAATTCTTGCGTTCTTCGCTAATATTGTAACTTGTAACGATACCAGTAAA